CACCAGCCGCAACCGCAACAGTTGCTAAAGAAATAGAGTTTGCTGGTAAAGAAGGCGCAACTGGCGAACCAGCAGGAGTTCCAGCAACAACTTGTAATACTACGTTATTTGACGAACCTGTATAAAAAGAGTCATTTACCGTCATACAAACTAAATCAATGCGTGGATTTGTTGGGTTTGCGGTAGTAATTGTTAAAGTAACTTGCGCGTCATTGTAACCAACATAAGTTCCCATATTTGCTTGCGTTGTTCCAACAATTGCCGCCCAACCGCTAGCAACGCGCACGCTCATACCGACAGGTGAATTTGCTGTAACCGCCAAAGAAGTTGAATTAATAATTCCTGTGGTAGCCCAAAGTGCTTGCGTAGTTAAGCGGTCATTTTCCGCAGGGTGAGAACCATTTTGTAACCACGAAGGCGGTGTGCGTAGCGTCATTTATTCTCCTATACGAAAGCAGAGTTCCACGTTACCGTAGCACTCGTAACATTTACAAGTGTGCTCCCTGCGTCACCTGTTAAATAAAACAAATTATTGCCCGGTTCTGCCCAAAACCACTCACCAGAAATAAGAAGATTACGAGCAGGTTGTCCGTTCAATGTAATAAGTTTATTGTATAAATCAATAACAAGTAGGTCAGTATCGGCGTATGTCCCTGTAAAATTTAAGGCATATCCCTGAGTTTGATTACCAAGAACAGGGTCAGTAATTGGTCCGTTAAGCGTTATAGTCGGATACGCATTTGCCCAACCGTTATTTGTAATAGTAGTAGTAATAAGAACCGAACCGCCACCATAAGTTAAGTTATAAGTGCGGTTATAAACGCGACCAGTAGGCGGTGTATAAGCCAGTAAAGCCGTTTGTTCGTTATTACTGAAATACGCTGGGTTAGGGCAAAAAAACTCTACTTGCGCGGTTATATATCCGTATGTGTAATTAGGGTCAACAACAGATGTAAATAAACGAACGCGAGCGTCAATATATTGCGTATCGTTTGGCGGCAATAAGAAATATAACGGCGTTGTGCCGCTAGTTTGTGGTAATAAAAAACGTTGAAGAGTATTAAAGTTAGTTTGAGCCGAATTTGTTCCATCACCAAATACGTTAAATGTAATGGTAATACTACGACCTGAATAAAAATCTCTACCCGAAAACATACCATCGGCATATCCTCGGTTATCATCTTGCGTTCTAAGTGATGGAACGCCTTCTAATCCAACAACGCTAAGAATTTGATATGGCGAATTATTACCACCAAAGGTTAAACCGCCAAATGAAAACGAATAAGGTTGCGTTAAAGTAATTGTCATTATTCCATCACCATACCGTATTTACCGCCACCGCCACGGCTAGATGGTGGAACTGTTACTGTTGTACCAAGTTTAATTGCCGCAATAGTTTTTTCGTGAACATCATACGCACTAACGTTAGTTGCTGTGAAGTTTTGCGTAATATTAAGTGCCGCCATAGAACGTTCTTCACCTGCGCGCCAACTGGCAACGCTTCCGTCTGCTGGTACGGCTCTAGGAATGGAAGTAATAGGTATATAAGGAAGAGGCGTAGTGCTTGGTCCAGTAGGTGTTCCTTTAGGTGGATTTATAGGTTTA